AACCCCGACCCTTCCTGTTTCTTTTTACCCCGAAAACGCCTCAATAAGCCATTATCGGCTTGAATCGGATGAGAACCAGTCATGACGACTCAAAACGGCTCAGATGGGCTGCAAACGGCTGAGGTAGGGGTGACAGAAGTACGTTATGGATCACAAACGCCTAGAATCCGTTCTAAGCCATTGGATTTACCTACTCGAGGCGATGAGATGGTGCAGTTCTGCATCGATATCGGCTTTCCTTTGCTTCCATGGCAAGAGCAACTGGCTAGAGATTGCCTGAGATATAAACCAGATGGTCGCTGGGCTCATCCACTAATAGGCATCATGCTTCCACGCCAGCAAGGCAAATCTACCTTCATGGCTCTTCGTATTCTCTTTGGAATCTATGTCCTTGGCGAGAAGATGCACTTGGCTACAGCTCATAAGTTAACTACATCCTCTGAAATCTTCTTTAAGGTATCCGAAATTATCGAAGGCTCTCAATTACTGCTCGATAACTTTGCCAAGAAGTACGAATCTAAAGGATCGCAGGAGATTCGGTTTAAGAATAAGGCTCGTTATCTCATCAGAGCCGGTAACTCAGCTGCTCGAGGTATTGCAGCCCCGGACGTAATCCATATTGACGAGTTGCGTGAATTCGACACAGAAGATGTTTGGTCATCAATGCGATTTACCCAGATGAGTAATCCCAACCCGCAGGCTTATGTCTATTCCAACGCAGGCCATGCCAATTCGGTTCTACTGCACAAGTTCAGAGAGCGTGGCCTTGCAGCTAGTGAAGGCGCAGATGATTCTATTGGCTGGTTCGAGTGGAGCGCTGAGCCGGGCGCTGAGATAACCGACAAAGAAGCCTGGTATCAAAGTAACCCGAGCCTTGGTCACACAGTCCACGAGGACAACATTAAGGACAGCCTTTCGGATCGTGAGGATATTTTCCGCACCGAGATATTGTGTCAATTTGTAAGCATGATAAATCCTGTGATATCAGAAGCCGAATGGAAGAAGTGCAAGGTCGATGACCTGCCTCAACTCGATGTAGAAGTCGATACTTGGATGGCTATCGATCTAAGCCCGGACAGAAAGCATGGGTCGCTCGTTGCAGGCCAGCGCATTGATGGCGATAGGTTCATGGTGAGCCTTCTTCATACTTGGTTTAACCCAGTTAACCTTGATGATAAAGAAATGGCTAACGATATTGCTTATTGGGTTCGCAAGTTCCCAGTTAATGCCGTTGCCTATAGCAAGTCCACAGCCTCAGCAGTTGCAGCGCGTCTAGCGCCTGCTGGAATCCCTATCCATGAAATTACAGGTCAGGAATATCAACAGAGCTGCGATGAATTCGTCTCAGCGGTCTCTAGCCTTCGCCTTGCTCATTCGGATCAAGAGGAATTAACAAAGCAAGTTCTCAGCGCCGTTAAATTAACTCGAGGTGATGGCGGTTGGGTCATGGGACGTAAAGCTTCAGGAATTGTCTGCGGTGCAGTTGCATCAGCAATGGTCACTCACTTTGCGACACGCGCTGAATCGGAAGTTGACATTCAGATAGGATAATGTCTAGGCAATAGCGTATAATATGTCCAATGGGAATCCGGGACATCTTTACATCTTCTAAGCCAGTCGAGGTTACAGTCGACGCGGCTTCAGCGCCAGCGCCTTTTAATAACACAGCTTCTTTTAATCCTTTTGTATTTACCCAGTCAGTTGCAAGCCGTCAGCAAGCAATGGCGGTTCCAACTATTGCGCGTGCTAGAAATATCATCTGCTCAACCCTAGCCTCACTACCACTCGAGCAATACTCAAAGCTCGATGGTTCACACATGGGGACACCGGCAGTCATTAATCAACCAGACCCACGCGTTCCTGGATCAGCAATTTATGCCTGGCTTGCAGAAGATTTACTTTTCCATGGCGTTGGTTATGGACAGGTCATGGAGCAATACGGAGACACCGGACGTGTTCGTGCATGGACTCGCGTTGCACCAGATCGTGTAACTGTAAAGTTAAATCATAACGATACTGAAATTGTCGGATACCAGGTAGATGGTTCAGTAGTTCCAAACCAGGGAGTCGGTTCGCTTGTAGTGTTCTACGGCCTTGATGAAGGATTACTGAATCGCGCAGGCCGCACAATCCGCGCAGCTCACGCATTAGAGCAAGCCGCTGAAACTTTCGCTAAAGAGCCAGTACCTCTACAAGTTCTCAAGTCAAACGGCACCAATCTTCCAGCAGAGCGCATCTCTAAACTTCTCGAGTCATGGCGTACAGCCAGACTTACTAAGTCAACAGCGTTTCTTAATGCTGATGTTGAATTGCAGGCGTTGGGCATCGATCCAGCCAAATTACAGCTGAACGAGGCTCGTCAGTACGTCGCGTTGGAATTGGCTCGCGCTTGCAACCTTCCTGCCTACTTCGTGAGCGCTGAAGCATCGAGCATGACCTATTCCAACAGCGTTTCGGAGCGCCGTTCTCTTATCGACTTCTCGATGAAGCCAATCCTTGCCAGCATCGAGCAAAGGCTCTCCATGCCGGACTTTTGCCCTTCAACTGGCGAAATCCGTTTTAGCCTTGATGAATTCCTGCGTTCAGATGCACTGCAGCGCGCTCAAGTATATGAAATTCTCAATCGCATCGGTGCTATGAGCATCGAGCAGATTCGTGAAGAAGAAGATCTAATCGATAATAAGGAGACCCGATGAAGATAACTATGCCTTATGCCATTACGGCAGCGGATACAGAATCTCGCATCATTGCAGGCCGCATCGTGTCATGGAACGCTGAAGGCAGCACATCAGCAGGACGCACTATGTTCAAAGAAGATTCCATCACTATGGCAAAGAACATCAAGCTAGTTCTACAGCACGATGTAACCAGACCTTTAGGAAAGCTTGTCAGCTTTGAAAAGGATGCCACAGGAATCACAGCAGAATTTCGCATCGCGAAGACAACCGCTGGTAATGATGCTCTTGAAGAAGCAGCAACTGGATTACGCAGCGATTTTAGCGTAGGTGTAGATGTTGAAGAATGGGATAACGAGGATGGCGTGATGGCTATCAGCGCATCCAACTTAATCGAGGTCAGCCTTGTAACAGACGGTGCAATCCCGGGCGCAGAAGTCGCGAAAGTAGCGGCAGTCGAAAATGAAGTTTCTGAGACATCTCAGGAAGAAACACAATCAACCACAGAAGGAGAACAAGTGTCAGACACTACCAATCCAGATGTTGCTCCTGCCGCTGAATCGGTAGAAGCTGCAAAGGTTGAAGTAAAGGCTGCAACAGCACCTTATATTTCAACTACTGTTCGTAACCCAATCGTTGATAAGGCTTCTTATCTCGAGCATTCAGTACGCGCTTCACTCGGCAACGACACATCAAAGATGTACGTTGCAGCGGCAGCAGATACAACAGACAATGCTGGTCTCGTACCAACACGTCAACTCACAGAAGTTATCAATGGCATCTCAAACGCAGATCGTCCATTCATTGACTCAATTTCATCAGGCGCATTGCCAGATGCAGGAATGACTTTCGAAATTCCTAAGATCACAGTTGCTCCAACAGTTGCAGTTGCATCTGAAGGTGGCGCGCCATCTGAGACAGACATGAACAGCGCGTTCGTTACTGTAAATGTCCAGAAGTTCATTGGCCGTCAGACATTTTCGCTTGAGCTTCTAGATCGCAGCTCACCAGCGTTCTTTGCTGAACTTGTACGTCAAATGGAGTTTGCTTACGCAAAGGCTACAGACACAGCAGTTGGCACCGCGCTAATCAACGGCGGAACAAACGGCGGAGATCGTGCAGCAATTACTACAGGCGCTCTTGCAGCTGATTTCGTATCAGATGCAGCAGTTTCTATCTACAAGGGAACCCTTGGCTTTGCAGAAAACATCGTAGTTTCACCAGAACAATGGGGAACTTTGATGGGCTTGGTCGATTCTTCAAATCGTCCAATTTTCCAGCAGACAATTAACCCACAGAACGCAGGCGGCTCACTCACAGCCACAGCGGTTCGTGGAAACCTACTCGGACTTAACCTTCGCGTTTCTCGTGCTTTGACAGATGGTTCAGGAATTGGCGATAACACAATGATCGTCATTAACCCAGATTCATACACATGGTACGAAAGCCCACGCCTTTCACTTCAGACCAACCTAATCTCAACAGGTCAGGTTGAAGTTGGATACTACGGCTACGGCGCAATCGCTACCAAAATTGGTGCAGGCGCTTACCGCTACATGGTTGCATAACCAATAACTAATCATGGGGGAGCTGCTGCTCCCGGTGGCTCCCCCAGTCGTTTAACAGAGAGGATGTAGAGATGGCTTCAATAGTTACAGTTGCAGAACTAAGGTCTATTCTTGGTGTCTCTACGTCCCTCTATAATGACGCATATCTAACAGACGTGATAGATACGGCTGAGGCGGTAATTTTGCCTATGCTAGTTAAGTACGCATCGCCAATCGCATCAGTAGAACTTGAAAGCAATATCGCGACATATCGCGTACTGGGCGACAATAACTTTTCAGAGGGTCAGAGCGTAGTCATCACAGGATGCGGCTCCCCATTTAACGGAACTTTCACAATCCTAGAATCTAGCAATATCAATGCAGAAGGATTTGTAGTTAGATCAGATTCTCGCATTTTCGTAGATGCAATCTATTCAGAATTTACAGGCTATTTCACAGTAGCTATTACCAACGCAGATATTGTTCAGCGCAAGGTAATCCCATCAGGATTAGCCACACTATCCGGCGCTTCTACTTATGTAGGAAACAGCGCAGTAGAGTCAGCAGTCTTAGCCGTATCAGTAGAAGTATTTCAATCCCGCATTGCTCCAGGTGGACAGATCGAGGGAATTGACTTTACCCAAGTAAGCCCTTACCGCTTAGGCCGTAGCTTGTTCAATCGAGTGTCAGGACTTCTCGGAGCGTTTATCGACACCGATTCAATGGTGCAATAATGCCTGCTTCCACGATTCTCGACACAGTTCGCCAGCCACTAGCTACAGCCTTTGCTAGCGTAGCCGGCAATGTCTATGCCTACGTCCCCGAGGCTCCTATGGTGCCATTCGTGGTGACAGTCCCAGATTCTCCCTATCTGGAAATGGAAACTATTAACGGCTCAACGCTTCACATCAAAGTTAATCTTGTAATCTCAGTAGCGGTTGCCTATAACAGCAACCCTGCATCGCTCGACAATCTCGAGCAGCTCGTCATAAGTGTTCTGAAAGTGATCCCAGCCGGGTACATTGTCGGAGCGGTTGAAAAACCAACAGTAACTCAAGTTGGCCCTTCCAATGTTTTGGTG